TGTTCTTATGGTCCTCGTGTATGGGATCAGTATTCTGTGAAGAACTTGGATCAAGTGATTACTGATAGAAGAAGTCAGTTTTTAGGTATGAGAGAAGACTATCAAAAGATACAATCCTCTGGTAAATCTTATACTATACTATTTTCTTGGAGGGGGAGATCAATGCAAACAATGCAAATGTTCTTCCCTTCACCTAAAAACCCAACCAAAAATGATATTGCAATGCAGTTGGAAAAAGTATATCCAGGAGCAAGAGTTCTGAGTTACTATCCATCAATTGCAGATCCAACCAAACCAATTATAATGATACAAACTAAAGAGTAACTATTATGAACCCAGATAAAATTGTTCTTGAAGATATTAATAAGATGTTAACTTATGAACAACAGGCAAGAGCCATAGATAAACTAAATGAAGAGGAAGCAAAAGAATTTGCAAAAGCTTATTGTAAACTTTATCTTCAACAACAAGAGGTTGTCGCAAATTTTGTAAAAACCATTTGATTTAATTTATGTCTGATCAGGTATATCTTGGTAATCCCAATCTTAAAAAGGCTAATGTTCCTGTAGAATTTAGTCAGGATCAAATTCTTGAGTTCATCAAGTGCAAGGATAATCCTGTTTATTTTGCCAAGAATTATATCAAAATTGTTTCTCTTGATTTTGGTGAAATACCATTTAAAATGTACCCCTTTCAAGAAAAGTTAATTAATAATTTTCACGGAAATCGATTTAACATTTGTAGAATGCCTCGTCAGACGGGTAAATCTACAACTTGTGTTTCATATTTGTTACATTATGCTGTGTTTAATGATAATGTAAACATAGCTATTTTAGCGAACAAAGCCTCTACTGCACAAGATCTACTTGGCAGGTTACAATTTGCATATGAAAAACTGCCAAAGTGGATGCAACAAGGTATTGTATCATGGAATAAACGATCTTTAGAACTGGAAAATGGATCTAAAATTATCGCCGCATCTACGTCTGCATCTGCTGTCCGTGGTGGATCATATAATATCATCTTTTTGGACGAATTCGCTTTCATCCCGAATCACATTGCTGATGAATTCTTTGCCTCTGTTTATCCTACTATCTCGTCTGGTCAAAGCACAAAAGTAATCATTGTTTCTACCCCCAAGGGTATGAATCATTTTTACCGTATGTGGCATGACGCCGAACGTGGTAAGAGTGAATATGTGCCAACTGATGTTCATTGGTCTGAAGTTCCAGGAAGAGATGAAGAATGGAAACGACAGACTATTGCAAACACATCTGAACAGCAGTTTAAGGTTGAGTTTGAGTGTGAGTTCTTAGGATCTGTTGATACTCTGATCGCAGCATCTAAACTACGTGCGATGGTTTATGAAGATCCAATCAAAACTAGTGGTGGATTAGATGTTTATGAAGAACCACAGAAAGATCATAACTATATTATAACTGTTGACGTTGCAAGAGGAGTTGAAAAGGACTACTCAGCATTTACGATTTGTGATACAACTACATTTCCATATACTCTTGTAGCAAAGTATAAGAATAATCAGATTAAACCAATGTTATTTCCAAATGTTATTTTGGAAGCAGCAAGAGCGTATAACAAAGCTTACGTATTAATTGAAGTCAATGATATTGGGGAACAGGTAGGAAATATTCTCCACTTTGATTTAGAATACGATAATATTTTAATGTGTTCTATGAGAGGTAGAGCAGGTCAGTTGGTCGGACAAGGATTTTCTGGAAAGAAATCTCAACTAGGCGTGAAAATGTCTAAGACGGTAAAGAAAATTGGGTGTCTGAATCTTAAGACTATTATAGAACAAGATAAGTTAATTATCAAGGACTATGATACGATTAGTGAATTAACAACCTTTGTGCAGAGAAATCAAACATTTGAAGCTGAAGATGGTTGTAATGATGATATTGCAATGTGCCTTGTTATCTTTGCATGGTTAATTCAACAACCATACTTTAAAGAAATGACGGATAATGATATCCGCAAGAAGATTTATGAAGAACAAAAAGAACAAATAGAAGCAGATATGGCTCCTTTTGGATTTATCAGTGATGGATTAGATCAAGATACTACATTTGTGGATGCAGATGGAGAAAGATGGTTTGCAGATGAATATGGTGATAGATCTTATATGTGGGACTACAGATAATGGATTTTGATGATCAATTTGAACTAGCGCATTTATTTCTCACAGAAAGGAAGTGTAGAATTTGTGGTAATGTCAAAGATCTTATTGATGGATTTTATTTAAGTAGAAAAGATAGAGGAACTGTTCCATCCTCATATTCTTATGAGTGTAAAATGTGTACTATACAAAGAATTATAAAAAGTAGAAAAAAAATAAATTTGAGGATAAATTGGGAATATCCAGATTGGTAGTGTTCACTGACTGTTTCCCCAATATAAGGTTAGCAATTTATAAATACATTTAGTCAAGTTGAAGCTTCTTTAGAGGGAAAGACATGTCGCTAGACTTAGTATCACCAGGCGTTAAAGTTAGAGAAGTTGATCTAACTGTCGGTAGAATTGATAATGTCAACGATCAAGTGGGTGCAATTGCTGGCCCATTTACTAGAGGTCCTATTGGAGTTCCAGTATTAGTTGAGACGGAACAAGATCTCCTTAATACCTTTGGTAAGCCATCAAATAGTGATGGTCAATACGAATATTGGTTAACTGCATCCTCCTACCTTTCTTATGGTGAAACTTTATCAGATGTGATGATGCTGATCTCGTAAACTCCCATTCTCCAGTCAGTTCTCCAGTATCTTTAAAGATTACTTCCAGAGAAGATTATAATAATAACTATACCGCTCCAACTGATTGGACTTGGGCTTCAAGAGAGGCTGGAACTTGGGCAAACGGTCTTAAAGTTTGTGTTATTGATGCTGCTGCAGATCAAAGAATTGCAATCGGTACTTTTGGTATCCAAGTAGGATATGCAATCACTTGTGGTATCATTACCTCTTATGTAGATTCTTCGGGAAACATCAATACATTTACTGGATTTATTAAGGGGATTATTACTCAAGTCAATAGTGGATCTATTGATGTTAAAGTAACAAGCAGATATGATGGTGTTGCTGGTGTTGCAACCGTTATTAGTTATGGCGATAATGCACTCAATAAGATCCCACAGTCTTCCTCTGGAACTGGATTTGGTGCTTATTATCAAATCTTTAATAATGTTGGTACTGCTTCTTCAATTGAGAAGTTCAGAGTAAATAGTGCAGCGACTGTAGGTGTTGGTTCTACCGTTATTTCAATTCCTTCTACAATCTCTCTTAATGATGTACAAGTAGGAGATTTGGTCCAGACTTTAAATAGTGCATTTAAAGCAAGAGTTGTTGGAGTTAATACCGCTTCTCTTGTTGTTGATACTGCTGCTCCAGTTTCATATGCTTCTACGACACTGGTTGTTACTTATACAAGAAACTCCTTAGATGGTACTCTATCGTATGGAGAAGGTATTCTTGCAACGGCTTCAAGAAACCCAGTTTCCGATTGGTACGAACAACAAACTCTCGGATTAAGCAATTCAACCGTATACTGGAAGTCTCTTGCTCCAAGACCAAAAACCTCTCAATATGCAGCAGACAGAACTGGACTTTATGATGAACTTCACATTGTAATTGCAGATGATTCTGGTGCAGTAACTGGTATTTCTGGTAATGTTTTAGAAAAACATCTAGGTTTATCTAAAGCAATAGATGGAAGAATCTCTCCTTCTGAATCCATTTACTATAAGACTTACATTGCAAACGCTTCAAATTATATCTTTGCTGGTGCTGTAGATGCTTTAACTCCAACTGCATTTACAACTTTGACGGGATATACTCCTCAGAGTGGTGGAACTATTGCATGGGGACAAAACGCAACTGGAATTCAATTTGGTTGTGTTGGAGCAAAGACTTATACCTTGAATAATGGATATGATTATAGTGCAAGTGGTGGAATGGCAGTAACTCTTGCAAATGTACTTTCTGCATATAATATTCTAGCGAATCCTGCAGAATATAAAATTAATTATATTATCGGTGGTCCAAGTGGAGGATCAACTGTATTTGAATCCCAATCAAAAGCAAATACTCTCATTTCTATTGCAGAAAATAGAAAAGATTGCGTCGTAACACTATCTCCACATAGAGCTGGAGTTGTAAATGTAACTAACTCTGATACACAAACAACGAATATTATTAGTTACTATGATACAGTTTCTTCAAGTTCTTATGCGGTTCTTGATAGTGGTTATAAGTACAT